AACAATGACCCGTTCTTTGATGGTAATTATCTTGATCCCTTGGATTCCGATATTAACGACCCAAAATTCCATCAAGGGTTTGTAGCTCAAAGGGGTTCATTAAAAGGACTTGACGGTTTCTGTATTGTAGATTCTATACCTGTACCTATGTTTAGCTCCAAGAGGAGCACTATTGTTCCCACAGCCCTTCACGGAACGTGGAAGGACTCCACTACCATGCCAGTCATGATGAACGATATCAAGACAGATAATGGTTATGAACCACGCGTTTATAAGTCCATCCGCAAATATTCTAGGGACAAAAGATTCCTAGACGATGCTATACTGGACGAATGCGTTACTGAGTATCTTGAGACGTTGAATCGAATAGCACCTTTCCACAATGTACCACTTAGGAGACTGCTGACATTTGAGGAAGCGGTTAAAGGTATACCAGGACTAGAGTATTACGATGCGATACCAAGATCCACTTCAGCGGGTTTTCCCGATTGTCAGAATATCCCACCAGGATATAAAGGTAAAGAGTATTGGTTTGGTAAAGACGACGAGTATGACTTGACAAATGAGCGAGCTTTAGCTCTTAAGAAGTCAGTCGACGATACCATTATAGAATGTGAAAAAGGTCATATACCTTATTTCATTTTTAAAGATTTTCCGAAGGATGAGAGAAAGAAGTTTGACGACGTTATGTTGAAGGGAAAATTGAGACTCGTAGCAGGAGGTCCACAAGTGTTGACCATACTTTTCAGAAGATACTTTATGTGCTTTTGTGCCCATTTTCACCAGTGTAGGCTGAATAATGGATCTGCTGTGGGAATTAATCCCTTCAGTATAGAGTGGGATCAACTAAAGAAGATTATTAATTCGAGTGCTAAAGCCATACTGGATACCGACTTTAAAGGTTTTGATACCTGTCATTCAGCGCAGCTTATGTTCAAATGCCTCGATATAATCCAATCATTTTACGGTAGTCAAGAAGGAAGTAAAGATTATATTGTGAGAACTTCTCTGTTTTATGTACTTGTTAATTCATATCACATTATAGGGGAGGTTATTTATCAATGGAATGGATCTATGCCATCAGGCAATCCATTGACTGTTATTATCAATACCTTGTGTAATTTGATATTATCTCGTTATGTTTATAGAGTTAATTATGGTCCAGGAAGTTTAATCTCTTTTAGATATCATGTATTTGCTGTCGCCTATGGAGATGATTGCCTGACTGGAGTTTCTCCTCACATCCAAGAAGACTTCAATTTGTTTTCATTAGTGGGAATGTATGAAGATTGCGGATACACCATAACTGATTCATCGAAAGGTGATGATGCTGCTGTCAAGTATAAGGATATCACACAAGTGACTTTCTTGAAAAGAATGTTTCGCTACTGTGAAGAATTTTCAAGATATGTGGCTCCTTTGGAGTTGGACGTGGTCCTCGAGATACCATTTTGGAAGAAAGGTGAGAATGATGAAATTACTCAATGTACCCAGAACATAGAAAACGGGTTTAGAGAATTATCACTACATGGTAAAGAGATTTACAACGAG